CTAATGCTAATAGTTATGTCACATTAGCTGAAGCAGACGCATACTTTGAAACTGTCCCAAGTTCTACGCAATGGGATAATAAACAAGATGATAAAAAGAACAGAGCACTTATAGCAGCTACAAGATGGATTGAAACTTTGGTTTACTATGGAGATAGATGTGATGAAGGTCAGGCACTTAAATTTCCTAGAAATAATTATCAGGTAGATGGAGTTGAATTAACTTGTACATTAATTCCTAATAACATTAAATATGCACAATATGAATTAGCTAGAGCATTGGCAAATGATACTGATGCTATTACTGGTACTACTGGTAAAGATGGTAATTTTTCTGAAGTACAGTTAGGAGATTTGCAGGTTAAATATAATACTGATAGTCAAGGAACTGGTTCTGTTAATAATATCTTAGATGTTTACCCGTGGTTACAAAGTTATCTTGGAGCATATATGCTAGGTGGAGCAGGTAGTTTTCAAATGAGAGTAGTTAGAGGATAATGGCAGGTCAATTAGATTCACTATTTAAGAACGTAGCTAAAAGTGTAGTCTCTGATTTAGGCTCTTCTTTAGATCACACTATTACTTATACAAAGAAAGCATCAGCTAGTTATAACACTTCTACAGGTGCATTAACTACAACTGATACAAGCTATAGCATAAACGCTCCAATAACTTTTGTTAAATCAGAAGAAGAAACTGGTCAGGAAATGAGACAGGCGAGACTATATATAACACCAGATCAGATAGGAGATAATCAGGCAGATTTAGATGATGAGATTACATTAACTTTTGCAGGTTCTAGTAGAGTTGCACAGATAGTTGATATTGATACAAAGAAAGGTGGACAGGTTTACCTCTTTATTATTTTGGTGCGTTTCTAATGGCAACAAGATTTTTAAAAGATTTACCTAGAGATTTAGATAAAAGAATTAGTAGGGATTTTAATAATTTAATAAAAGATGTTCATTTTGAATTGTCTAATCGAAATGAAAGTCAACCAACAACAATGCCTGTATTTACAGGATTTTTCGCTTCTAGTTGGAAGGCACAGAATAGTCCAGTAACAGCTAACCATAAAGTAGAAAACTATGAACCGTGGGCAACTCAAAGAAAAATAGTATGGAAGGCTTATTCAAAAGGCCAAAAAATCAGACCACCAAGACCAGTTGTCAGACCAAGATTTCCTGTAGGGACAGGAAATAGAGTATTTAATTATAAAAAAGCAGTTTTTATTGGAAATAAAGCAGAATATTCTCAATATGTTTTAGAAGGTGGAGAAATTCAAAGATTTGTTCAAGGTAAATTAGGTCGTTTGATAAAAGAAAATATGTCAGATAAAGGTAAACTATTTATAGGAGGAGGAGTATCAGAGAAGTTCTCAGGTACTACATATACAGGATTTGAAGCATGACCTTAGTAAACACCAGAGCAGCATTTGAAAAAGCAGTAACAGATGCAGTTGCGTCAGCAGATAATACTGTTCAGATGGTTTATGACAATGTTCATTACACAACTCCAGGAAAAACTAAAAAGTATATTTTGATGAGTTTGGATTTTACTCAATCAACACAACAAAATCAGGGGGCAGCTTCAGATTATTATGCTGGTGTTATCCAATGCAATATTTACGTTCCAAAATCAAAAGGTACTTCTGTTTTATCTGCGATAGGGGAAGCTGTTATTGATGGTTTAACCTCAGTAAATGCTTCTGGTTATACCGATACTTTTAGTTGTAAACCTAGAGTATTAGATATTAATGGCCCAACTCCATTGGAAATAGAGGATAGAAGTCATTTCATTGGAATAATATCTTGTCAATTTACAGCAAACGCCTAGTATAATAGAATAGCAATCTAATAAATTTATGGAAGCGATTGAACTGCTCAAGAACAAATTTGGTGTAAGCCAAAAATATTTATACGAATTAAAAGAAGGAGATGTAACAGTTTTAGAAATTTATTGGAATCCATTGACGATTGCAGAAAGAGAAGCGATTGTTGCAAAATCTGGAGATTCAGGAACTAATGATGATTTTGCTTTGAATCTTATGATTACAAAAGCATTAGATAAAGATGGCAAAAGGTTATTTCAAGATGGTCACAAAGCAGCTTTACGAAGAGAAGTAAATGCAGGAATCTTGCAAGATGTTCAACTTGCAATGTTAAGTTCTGGTTCTGAATACAAAGTGGAGGAAGCGAAAGCAATTTTAAAAAGCTAAAAACGATTGGTTTTTTATGTTTTTCTTAGCGTCAGAACTAGGAATGACTATAAAAGAACTGACCAGTAAATTAACGCAGGAAGAATATATAAATTGGCTTGCTTATTATGAGTTAAAGAAAGAATATGAAGATAAGGCTTATGAAGATGCAAAGAATAAATCACGAGCAGGAAAACGCTAAAAGCGGTACACTAAAATAAAGTTTTGTTTTTACTGTGGCCGATTACGGTGTAAATATAAATTTAAGAGTTAAGGGGCAGTCTGGTCTTGATAGATTAAATGCGAAAGTAAAAGAGATAACAAAAAGTATAGATAATATTCGAGGAATAGACATAATGAACCCTCGTAATACAGGGGGTAAAGCAGGAAAAGGTGCTCGTAATCAAATCAAAAAATACAGACAAGATATGGATAGTCTTGTCAAATCAGTTAATAGTGCTAAAGGAGCTTTTGGTAAAACAGCCAATCAACAATTAGCAGCAGCAGACGCTTTAGAAGAATATTCAAATGGATTAACTATTGGAACAAAGAAACACAAAGAAGCATTAGCAGCTTCAACTAAACAAGCTAAAGCCATAGGTCGAGAAACAACTCAAATACTAAAAAATACAAAAGCACAAGTTACAAATAATAAAGTACAGACTCAAGCAACTAAATTAGATAAATTTAACAATAGAAGTAATAAAGCAGCATTTACAAGTGGAGCAATTTCTGGTGCGTTTCCATTGTTGTTTGGACAAGGTTTACTTGGAGGTGCTGCTGGTTTTGCTGGTGGTTTTGCGGGAACTAAGATTGGTGGTCAGATGGGAGGCTTTGCAGGAGGTCTTGTTGCAACAGCAGGACTTCAAATGGTCACTAATCTTAAAGATGGCATGGTTGAGTTAGGAGATGCTCTTAGTCCTGCCAATGCAAATATAGATCAAAGTATTGAAAAGTTAAAAATTATAAATAGTTCTAGAGCAGCCGAAATAAAACTAATAGAACAATTAGAAGGAAAACAAGCTGCGTTGGCTGAGATTACAAAAGAAACAGCAAAAGTTATTGGCAATGACGGAGTGAGAGCATTAAGAGAATTTGCTGAAACTATGAAACTTATAACAGGAGGTATGGCTGTTCAATTCTTAAAAATTCAAGCAGGATTAGCTGGTATTTTAAATAAAGTATTTAGTTTTGCAGGAGGAGATTTAAATAAAGCAAAGTCGCAAATAGGAAGCAGCGACCCCTTAATTGTTGCATTGGAAAGGAATTTAACTGCACAATCGAATTTAGATAGAAGTGTAGATCCAGAAGATCCTTTTTCTGGCAGTTATTTAATGACAGAAAAAGGTAGAGCAGAAGGTAAATCTCTTTTAAATGAAGAAAAGAGATTAAAAATGGCAATAAAAGTAAGAGCAGAAAAGCAAGCAGGAATGAGAATAGATAAAGAAATATCAGTAGAGCATAACCAATTAAAAGCTACTACTTTTGCACAATTTGAAATGGAGCAAAGAATATTAGAACTTAGACGAAGTGGTTTAAATCCTGCATTAGCCAAACAAGTGTCACTATTTGAGTTGTCAGCTAACAACGTAGAAATAGGACTTCAAAACGAATTAGATTCAGTTAGTAAAATTCTCGAAGCGGAAAAAGCATCTTCAAAAACATATACTGACAAAATAATGCTTTTAGAAGTAAGAAAACTAAGTTTAGAAGATCAATTAAAAACAAACAAAAAATTACTTAAAACTGATAAAGACAGAATTATAGAAGCTGATAGATTAAGGCAAGCACAAGCAAAAATAGATTCGTTATATTCAAGTATTGCATCAACTGTAGAAACAGGTCTTGTTGATGCTATAGAAGGTGCAATACAAGGAACTAGAACTCTTGGTGATGTTGCTCGAAGTGTGTTTAGTCAGATTTCTAGATCACTTATTCAATTTGGTGTTAACTCATTACTAACAAGTATATTTCCTGGTTTTCCTGGCAGAGCAGCAGGTGGCCCTGTTAGTAAAGGTAAGAGTTATATAGTTGGAGAACGTGGCCCTGAGATGTTTACACCTGGTTCTAGTGGACATATAACACCAAACCATGAATTAGGTGGAGGCTCTACAAATATTGTTGTTAATGTAGATGCTTCTGGTTCTAATGTAGAAGGAGATGAAGGAGAAGGGCAAGCGTTAGGACTAGCATTATCAGCAGCGATAGAATCAGAATTAATTAAGCAGAAAAGACCTGGAGGTTTACTTGCATAATGGCTACTTTTCCATCAATCACACCAACATACGGACAACAAAAAAGATCCGCACCAAATACTAGAACAGTTCGTTTTGCTGATGGCTACGAACACAGAATATTATTTGGACTTGCTGCTCATCAAAATCC